CTTCGCCGCCTATGTAGTCGATTAGTTTGCGGACGATTCTGTTATTATCAGCTTCTTCTGCATATAATGGTGTCCATCCTTTATCCCCTTTATCCCCCGTATCACCCGTATCTCCTTTTTCGCCCTTATCTCCTTTATCTCCTTTATCTCCTTTATCTCCTGTATCGCCCTTTAAACCTTGCTCACCTTTTTCTCCTGTATCTCCTTTTAAGCCCTGTTCTCCTTTGTCACCTTTTGCTCCTTGGTCTCCTTTGTCGCCCTTATCACCTTTTTCTCCAGTGTCTCCCTTTAAACCTGTATCCCCCTTTTCTCCTTTCTCACCTGGTATACCTTTGGGCCCTTGGTCTCCTTTGTCGCCCTTATCACCTTTTTCTCCAGTGTCTCCCTTTAAACCTGTATCCCCCTTTTCTCCTTTAGGAAGCACTAAATTCAAAGTCTGATTTGGAGCTATCCCTGTAATGGAAGCAGAAGCGTTGACCCCTCCTGTAACTGTGCCTATAGATAACGTATTTGATGGACCAGTATCTCCTTTTTCCCCTTTTGCTCCTGTGTCTCCTTTGTCACCTTTTGCTCCTTGGTCTCCTTTGTCGCCCTTATCACCTTTTTCTCCAGTGTCTCCCTTTAAACCTGTATCCCCCTTTTCTCCTTTAGGAAGCACTAAATTCAAAGTCTGACTTGGACTTAAACCTGTGATAGTAGCTGATGGTGTTGACCCGCTCGTTACTGTGCCGATTGATAAAGAGTTGGGAGTGCCAACATCTCCTGTGTCTCCTTTTTCTCCTTTTATGTCGGATAGAGCTATCAAGTTACTCCAAGCGCCACCTTGAATTCGCCACTGTATATGAGTGGTTGTTTTTTGCAATTCAATCGGCTTCCCGTCTAAACCTTCTAACAGTGATATTGCCGCCCTTACAGCTTCGTTTGTTGAGGCATTAAACCCTAACACTTCAAGCCCTGTGAGAGTAGCTGCTAGAGGTAATTCGTTTACTTTTATTTGTTGTATGTCCATGTTAATTATGCTTTACATTTATAAATATATTCTCTCCTATAACTAGTAGCTTGCTGTCTGGTGTCGAAAGCAATTCATGTACCACTCTTGCTTTCCCTTGCGTGATTATACACATGCCTGTTTGCCCTCCCGCCGTTGTGACTATTAGGTTTCTTGATATGTTCTGTACCATTAAATTTACAGGAATAGTTACCTCAATGGAGAAATTAAACTCACTAGTTGCTCCAGGGTCGCCCTCTACGTTTGCATTATCAGCTGTGATATTACCGTTGGCTATAAAGGTAGTAGGGAGTGAAATGTCTATCGTTCCCGCACCTAAGCTAAATGTGAGTTTTGAGGAATTTGTCTTACCGCTAATTGTCAGGACTTCGCCTTCTTCTGAACTGTGTATTGATGGTTGGATCGAGACAAATTCAGGTCTGCCTTTTTGAGTCAGCTGGACTGTTCTATCGGTTAATCCTGTTGGAGTTATTATAACACTCCCTAACCTATCCAGTCGCCCACTAAAGAGCGTGTTAGAAGAGAGTATAATAGAATCGGCCCCAACGCCAGTTGTTTTGCTAAGGCTGAGCCATGGGTTTGGAGTTGAAGCAGTCCAACTTGTATTTGATTCCACGTTCACATCCGCTTCCCTTTCAGGGAATACCCAGAGGATTTGCGCCGGGGAAACATTCAGGTAAGGTTGGTTTTGAAGCGTATCCAAATTGACCTCAACAAACTCTCCCGTTTCGCCCCAGTACTTGAATCCAAAGCGTATGTCATATTCACGAAGGAGGTTCTTGCCCCCGATCTGTTGCTTGTTCAACTCGTCTTGTATCTGCTGTGAAAGCTGGTAGATGATACCGGTGAAGTAAACATTATTCAGGTAGATGGAATACCCTCTCATTTCCAATCCAAAAATGTTCAGGTTATCCAAATTCCCGAATTGGGCGGCTATATTATTAAGAGTAAATTCCCAATCCCGGACGCCTTTTAAATACCTTGTATAAGTTCTCGTCTGGTAGTTGGATGTCTGCCTGCCCGCGTTCGTGAAATTCCCGTAAGCCACAGCGTGCATGAACTGGGAAGGATGGACGGGATTTGGATGACTTTCTGAAATATGGCGCAATTCATAGCGAAGCGTAGACCTTTGATTATCCATCACCTGGATGATCCTGAAATAAGAGGTCGCGAACCCTGCAAAACGCCTGTTGCCTTTAGAATCGTCATAATTTGATGTCGCATTGTCCTCACTCGTCAGAGAATGGTAGATACCCATGCAAATGTCGTCCACATCAAAAGTTCCTATCTCCCCTTCTTCCAATTTCAGTTTGATGACCTTATTTTCGGTATCAACCGACTCAATGATCCCCGCTCCGGGAGCACTCCATTTATCACCTATGGTAACCTCTACCCGGTTGTACCTTAATTCAGGAACTTCTAACCATTTACGGAGAGATAAGGCGTCTAATTCAGCCCTGCCCGATCCGTCTATCAGTCCACCAAGCCCGGTTAATCCGGGAATAAAACTCTCCCCGAACTGAATACCTTCAAGGACTCTCGCCAGACCCCGGAAAAGAGACGGCCCCCCAACTTCCAGTGCGGCGGTGATGATACCTTTCAGGAAGGTGATTAAGCCGGAGGCGGTGTCGGGAATATCTTTTCTTAAATATTTTCTTGATATTTCTCTTAGGAATGAAGCTATTTCAAGTTCTGTCAAGTTTTGGCGCGCCATTATCCCGTCGATAGAGGACTTTAAACGCTGAACGGCGCTACCTTGCACTTGAACCTTATCCGTTACGGTAAGGGTGTATTTTGGCAATAACCCTCCATATTGGATTGTTACTTGATTGATATATAATTCTTGAATCTCCCCGGTTATTTTTGTATTGTTGATGGACAACTTATTCCCGGACTTAATTTTTTCACGAATGGTCTTCCCGTCACCCTCTTCGGTTAAATCCTCAAAGAACTGATCCATCGGCTCGATGGCATACGTGGGTTTTTCAACCTTTATTTCATCGAGTTGAGCTTCTAACCAGTCCTGAACCCGCTGCTCGGCCAACTCGACGTAAACCTGCGGCATTTCTATATTAAGTATGACGAAGCTATCTCCAGCTTGTGCCTTATATGCGGCATTGGGGAGCATCTGCCCGTAGGCATCTAATTCCTCGTCGGATTTTATGAGTGTCACTTTATACATGCTCGAAACACCGCCGTAGGATTTCGTTGTGTCTATCTCTACTTTTCTGACACCATTCACTGCGAGTATCACAAACTCATACCCTGCAAGCTCGCCAGTTGTGAAGTGTATCTTTGCGTCTTCCGATGCGGTGTATTGGTTGTCTGAAAGGTCAAAGCCTATATCCTTAATCCATATATCAAACGTCGGGAGATATAAGTCATCATCGGGGTCTGATACCTCTGGCACTTCGGCGGCGATAATCTGGTCTATCCTGCCAAGTCCGGCAACCTCTACACCCGCAATTGACGGGTAAATATCCTCGTTTGGCTCCAGTGCATCTTCCTTGACGCCATCGGAGGCGACAAGTGCAGCATCCTCCACGTAGTCTATATAGGGCAAAGTGCCAGCGATAACACTATCCCTGAACACTTTCGGCATGATGTTTCTGATATACACCGTGTCGTTGATCGGATTCGGGTCGGGGGGGAAGTTTGAATACCTGCTCGTGAAGTAGTTCATCGGGACGTTCCTCGTGCCTCCCATGCCGCTCAACCTGTTGACTATAGACATATCAGGTGCTGTTCTTGTTATCTTCACAAGACCTCCTTCTGCACCGTAGTCAAAGACATGTTCTATGTATTCTGGTTCTACCCCGATGTTTATAACGTTCCCTCTGATGTTCCACCTTACGCCGTAATACTCGTATGTCTTGACAAGCAAATCCCATAGGAACATGTTATTTACATCAATTTGGACTGTATCAGAATCCAAAGCGGAGAGATTAACGCTCCATTTGTCTCCGAAGTAGTGCGTGAGGTTATTCTCTATCAGATTTGCAAATTGGCTTATGGTGGCAGATATGCTGAATATCGTTCCTTGCGAAACATAGTTGTCTACAGAAACAAGTGCGAGGTTTCTCACCTTGCGCCTTGTCAACTCGTCCTCTTCCCCCTTAAATATCAGCGTGTAGATGTAATCGAGAGAAGTGTTGCTTTTCTCTGCCGTGGGCTTGGATGAAGATATGTTGTATGTTTCTCCGTCGTACTCAACGTATGCACCGTTGAAATCGGCAACTTCTGGAACGTCATCACCGCCAGCCCACATCGACGGGTGCTTCACAGTCATAGAGATACTGCGTATTCCCATCTGCGGGTCGGTGAATGTGTATTCGTTCACTTGCCACTTTGTAATTCCGTCTATTTTTACTTCTATCATGTGCTGCACCTAATTGAAGCAAATTTAACATTTATTCGTATCTAAACCTATTGTTTAGATTGCTTGCACCGAACGGTTGTGAATCAATCACCGACAGCCATGAAAAAACTGTT